TCCTAAACCAGAACACTATCGTCGTAGTATAGATTTCTTTGGTCAATTTGAAGCAGACCATTTTGACAAAGAAGATATGAATGACGCCACAGGCGAGTTCCGAGGCTATTGGGATTATGACGGCCAACCAAAACAAATTGCCTATTTCAAGTGGGATAATCCTCGACGCACCGGCGCTGATGATCCTGGCATGGGCTGGTACTATGAACCACAAGACGATGTATTGCCGGAAGGGCATGAGCTGTGTCCAGAATGTGGTGGCGCTATGTATCCTGACACAATGATTAATGAAAAACAAGATGCCTGCTACTACAAAGTTAAGAGTCGTTACAAAGTTTGGCCTAGTGCCTATGCGTCAGGTGCTTTGGTACAGTGCCGTAAAAAAGGTGCTAAAAACTGGGGCAAAAAGAGTGAAAGTGTAGAAGAAGCCGAAGAACGTATAGATCCTATCCTAATCAAAGCATTAAACAACATGCCAGACGGTTTAGCAACTCATGGCCAAGTGCTCAATGCCGCATATGATGCTTATGCCATGGAACTGGGCAAGATGAAAATGAAAAGCGAATATGGCGTGACCAATGTGTATGTTCCAAAACTCATGGATCTTTACAAAAACAAACACGGATTAACTTTTAATGAAGATGTATCGCAGGAACAACTAGAAGAAAATCTACACAAATGGTTCAAAGAAAAATGGGTGCGATTTGGTCCTGATGGCAAAATACGAGGCGACTGTGCTCGTGGCAGTGACAGCGAAGGCAAACCAAAATGTTTACCACAAAGTAAAGCACAGAATCTTGGTAAAAAAGGACGTGCCAGTGCTGCAGCCAAAAAACGCAGACAAGATCCAAACCCAGAGCGTTCAGGTAAAGCTATAAATGTTGCTACCAAAACGAACGAAAGTGAAATTGAAGAAAGATTAGTTATGTTAGAAGATGATGAATTAAATGTCAAATTTGATATGATAGAAGAAATGATTAACGAGTTAGCAGTTTTACATGATGTAGAAGAAGATAGCTTATGGGAAATGTATGAAAACCTTGATGATGAAAGTTTGTTATCTGAAGCAGAAGCATGGCAAACTAGTAAAGGCAAAAACAAAAACGGTGGGTTGAATAAAAAAGGTGTTGCCAGCTATCGTCGTAGCCATCCTGGTTCAAAATTACAAACTGCTGTAACTACCAAACCCAGTAAACTTAAACCAGGAAGTAAAGCAGCCAAACGTCGTAAAAGTTTTTGTGCTCGAATGAAGGGCATGAAAAAACATCGCGCTGGAGCAAAGACCAAACAAGATCCTAACAGTCGTATCAATAAGGCCTTACGTAAATGGCACTGTGAAAGTCAAGAACAATTTGATGCTATGCTATACGAAGCTGTAGAAAAAAGTAATTTACAACCAGGACAGTATTATATCTGGAAAGTGTATTTTGATGATGGCACACATAAAAGAATTAAAGTTACCAAAGACGCTTTTGATCCAAAAGCCTATTATGCCAAACAAAACAAAGTGGTAGTAAATGTGGATTATTCATGGGAACCGCATAATGGATAGTCAATATCCATATCCTGTTTATCCAGAACCCAATCAAGAATATCCCGAAAACGACAGCCCAGTTTTGCCATTTTCTCCTGTATAGTTGACAATTCAAGATAAATATGCTAACATAGCATATGACTGTAAAACAAACTAAACGAATCGGTATGTTGGTAGCTCGCAATAACTTTGTTTATCGAGGAGTTGGCGCTTATGCTAAAAGTATTATTGATTGGGCATTAGCGGCAGGATACTATATTGACATAATATCCGATTCAGCAGTAAGAGACAACGGATTGTTTACCGCTTATAAAAAACGAGTACAATGGATAGAGCCAGATGAAACCATCGTTGACTCTGTATACAAAGAACTTAGTTCATTTAGTAAACCTTTTGATACCACACTAAGTTTAAATTTTCGCAATAGTTTGGTAAAAGCCTTACGTAGACATACTTATGATATGATTATAACTAATGTTGGTGAAGCTTTGGATGCTGTAACTGGTATTGGTGTACACAAATACTGTACTGTGTTACATGCCACCCATCATGAATCAGAAGCTGGTGTGAAAGTATTACATGATATATTTTCGCCGGGAGTAACTGATCATTATAGAGCATTGTGTAACTTGCCCGATGTTATATTAGCTTGTCAAAGTGAATGGATACAGACACATGCCGCTGAACAATATAATAACAAAGCCAAAGAAGAAATATTAGTAGTGCCACCATTAGTACCAGAACAAGAACTCTTAGACTTTGATTCACTGCCCAAAGAACGTTGGGGTGTTGGATTTGTGGGACCTTGGGAACCACGCAAAAATCCTGAAGCTTATATCTCGGCATTGAAAGCTTCAGGTTTACCAGGAGTGGTACTAGTACCATCTGAATCCAGTGCTAAGAAATTTGAAGAGCGTTTTCGAAAAGAAAAAATTGAATATAAAATACACGTTGGCGTAACCGGCATTGAAAAGGCACGTATTATACAAAGTCTTGGAGCGGCTTATCATCCAGCAGTAAGCGAAACATTTGGATTAGGCGCTTTGGAAACAGCACACACTTGCCCTACTATACTGTTATCCAAAAATGCGTGGAGTCAAGCACATAAGGATTATGCTATAATTGTAGATGAATCCAAAGTTGCTGACATACTCCGAAATGTATATGGAGCAGGGGTTACGGAACCTGCACAACAAAGTTTAGTGAAACGTAATCAAGATATACGACAGTTGTTATCTAAACTAGCAGAGCGTGAAACAACAGAGGTTGTTCCAAAAAATAATTTTTATAAAGAATTAGATAAATTGGGACTTATTAAACATGAAGATTTTACTCAAGCACAGTCGTCATTTTGTACAGATGAAATTTATAAAATGCTTAAGATTCCCTGCGTTGAAACTGTAGAAGTATTACACAGTTATAACGAAACTTATTATAGAACTAAAGGAAGCAATCTAATGCCAGATAATTCAGCAGATCCATTTGGAACATTGTTTGCTTTTGAATAGAATAGCCTTAGGACCCGTTGTAAAACGGCAGGCTGGGCTGCTACTGCCCTGATATTTTGATTCGCTACCAAAATATCTAAAAGTAGCCAAATTCGTAGCAAATAGGTTTAACATCATGTATAATGTTTTATTAAAGGAGAATTTATGTCAGATCGCATATTTACAGCAGAACAAACAGCAAAACTAACTCAAATTATCAATGAAGGAATGGCAGTGACATTTGAAATTGAAACTTTGACCACAGGCTTGAATGACACTATCAAAGCCATTGCTGAAGAATTAGAAATCAAACCTGGTATTTTAAAGAAAGCAATCAAAGTAGCACACAAAGCAGAATTTGGTCGCACACAAGATGATCATAATCTCTTAGAACAGATTTTAACAACAGTTGGAAAGACTCTTTAATTGTCATTCGTAGACGCACTATATGATCGTGAACACGATAGAATTCATGTAGTTGAGCGAATCAACGGCGAACGTGTTTACAAAGAATACCCAGCAGAATACATATTTTATTATGATGATGTTAAGGGAAAATTTAAATCTATTTACGGCACACCTGTAAGTAGATTTTCTGCCCGTACAGCCAAAGAGTTTAGACGAGAAGTGGCTATACAAAAAGGCAAACAGTTATACGAAGCTGATATAAATCCCATATTTCGTTGTTTGGAAGAAAACTATAAAGGTGTAGATGCGCCAATATTACAAACAGCATTTTTCGACATTGAAGTAGACTTTCATAAAGAACGAGGATTTTCGCCGACTACAGATCCATTCAACGCTATTACTGCTATTAGTGTTTACTTACAATGGATGGAACAATTAGTCACACTAGTTATCCCACCTAAGCACATGAGTATAGAAACTGGCAAGGAAGTTGCCGCTGACTTTGAAAACTGTATTGTGTTTGACAACGAAGCGGATATGCTAAAAACTTTTCTTGATCTCATTGAAGATGCTGATGTATTGTCGGGTTGGAACAGTGAAGGTTATGATATACCTTATACTATAAATCGTATCAAACGTGTACTCAGCAAAGATGACACACGTAGATTTTGTCTATGGGGACAGTATCCTAAAGAACGTGAGTTTGAAAGATTCGGCGCTACTAGTACAACTTATGATATTGTTGGTCGTGTACATATGGACTATATGCAACTGTATAGAAAATATACCTATGAAGAACGACACAGTTATAGTTTAGATGCCATTGGTGAATATGAACTTGGCGAACACAAAACAGCCTATGAAGGTACACTGGATCAATTATATAATCAAAATTTTAAAAAGTTTATTGAATACAATAGGCAAGATACCCTATTGCTTAATAAATTAGATAATAAATTAAAATTTATTGATTTGGCAAATGAATTGGCACACGCTAATACTGTGTTAATTCCAACAACAATGGGCGCAGTTGCGGTAACAGAGCAGGCTATTATTGTTGAAGCACATGAACGAGGATTAGTAGTTCCTAATCGTAGACAGAGATTAACTGATGATGATACTGCGGCAGCTGGTGCTTATGTAGCGTATCCTAAAAAAGGTACACATCAGTGGGTAGGGGCAGTTGACATTAATTCACTGTATCCATCAGCTATTCGAGCATTGAATATGGGAATGGAAACAGTTGTTGGACAACTACGTCCTATAATGACTGATCGTTATATAAATGAAATAGTTGACAAAGGAAAAACTTTTGCGGCAGCTTGGGAAGGTGTATTTGCCACATTAGAATATACTGCAGTTATGGATCAACAAAAAGGCACAGAAATAACAGTGGACTGGCAAGATGGAGATTCTACAGTACACAGTGCCGCTGATATTTGGCATATGATTTTTAACAGTAATCAACCTTGGATGTTAACTGCCAACGGTACTATTGTAACGTATGAACGCAAGGGTGTTGTTCCAGGATTACTTGAACGTTGGTACGCTGAACGTAAAGAACTACAGGCTAAAAAGAAAGAAGCTACTGACCCCAAAGAAATTGCCTTTTGGGATAAACGACAGTTAGTGAAAAAAATTAATTTAAATTCCTTATACGGTGCTATTTTGAATCCGCATTGTAGATTTGCGGACAAACGCATTGGGCAGTCTACAACACTAACAGGACGTAGCATTGCCAGACACATGGCTGGCTATATCAATGAATGTATTACTGGTGTTAAGGATCATTTGGGTGATGCTATTGTATACGGCGACACTGACAGTTGTTACTTTACTGCTTGGCCCATGATTAAAGATGATGTTGCCAAAGGCACTATGTCGTGGAGTAAAGAAAAGTGTATACAGTTGTATGACTCTATTGCTGATCAAGTAAATGCCAGTTTCCCTGCGTTTATGGAACAGGCATTTCACTGTCCAAGAGAAGCCGGTGAGTTAATCAAAGCGGGACGTGAATTGATTGGATCCAACAGTTTGTTCATTACTAAGAAACGATATGCTGTACTGATATTTGACTTAGAAGGCAAGCGTTTGGATGTTGATGGTAAACCAGGTAAA